CCAGTGAGATTATGGTTGGTAATGTGAAGCAGGTCTATCAACCCCTTTTTGCAAATCTTTTTGCAATCTCTTGCCAGCTCTTACCATTCTTTTCTTTTCATCTCTGGTGTATTGGCGTGAAGTTGTTCTTTCAATTTTCTCACCAGTTTTCTTTTGTGTAGTCCCTTTTTTTGAGAGTAATTTAGTGCCTTCCTTTTCAGCATCTTTTGATTTTGGTTTTTGTGCTGTTGGTGCAGGTTTGCCTGCTTTTTTTGCGGCAATTCTTGCCTGTGCTGCTTTCTTTCTTTCTTCTTTTGCTGCTGCAGCTGCTCTTGCTTTTACATCAGCAGCACCTCTTTCTTTCTCTGGTTGCTGCAATCTTGTAGATGCTTGTCTTTGCGTACCAATATCTTTTCTTGGTTTGTAAGATTTAGCAGGAACTCTTGTTCCTCCTGGTCCCAGTTTGGTACGACGCTTTTCAGCTTCTGTCTTTCTACGATCAGCTCCAATTCTTCCACCTTCGCCTTGTTTGCGAATTTGTGAAGAACCCATGACATCTTTGTCATATACTTCCATAAATTGTTGAAAGGATTTCATCTACAAGAAAGAGATACTCTCTTTATTTAGTTACTCCAGGTTTGAAGACCATATCATTTTCATACAATTCTTTGACACGAGCATGACGAAGTTTCGTAAGTTCTTGATAACGTTTCTTTTGCTCTTGAGAAAAATAGAAAGATTGATTCCTCCAGAGTTTCTTGAGTTCTTGAAGTTCGTAAAGAGTGCTAGAAGAGTTCATTTTGAGTACAGTTGAGGTGAAAAGTTATAAATGTTTAGATCAAAAATCCCAGTTAGACTTTAGAAATGCTTGAAAAGCTTTCTCATCATTGTTTTCTTCAAAGAGTTCCTCTTCGAGAGGGTCTTCTTGATAATCAAAGTTAGAAAGTTCTTCAATTTGAATGTCGTCGAACCAATCCATTTTGTGTGAATCGTTGATTACAATAGTGGAACACTTTAGAGGGCCCAGTTTTACCTAACCAGAATTTGAAAATCCTTACATCCCTCTGATTTTTTAAGTTTCTCCCAAAAAATAGCATCTTCAATTTTGAAGAAAGATGCTGAATGATTTGCAAAACCTTTCTTTTTAGGTTTAAGATAATTCACTTGATACATGATTTAGAAATGATGCCAAAGAACACTTTTTCTTGGATAAAATTGTTGATTAGGTTTTTTGATGAAATAATACAATGCTAGAGAATATCTGTCAATGTTTGGTGGTGTTTGTAATGGATGTGGATGTCCATGAACAGATTCATCTGACAAAGTAAAGATAACAGCTCTGTTCATAATCGGAGTAATTTTTTTCTCCATCCTCTTTTCCTTTTTATTCCACAATTCAAGATGACCTCCCCATTCTTCTTTCCAATCAGGATTAAGATATAAAAGTAAATTCAAAACTCTAAAGTTTCCAGTATCTTTATGAATATTGTAATCTACATGAAGTGATAATTTACCACCAGATTTGACTCTGTGACACCCTGCACCAAAAAAATCTACATCAGGAAGTAATCCTTTTATTCCTGTCAATTCACTCAAGAATTGTACAAATTGTGGGGAGTTTAGATGTTGTATAGTTGAAAATACTGTTGGCGATTGTATGAATAAACTATCGACACTATTTCTTGAGTTCCAAGGAGTCCAGAATTTGTTTATCTGATGGTTCTCCATATATTCATTTGGTATATTTTTTCCCCAATCAGTATGATTTTTAAGTTCAGAAAAACATTGTAAAGCACACTCCAGATTCAAAAAGTTGTCAATTACAATGTTTGGAAAAGGTCTTGCCTGCGAATAAGTATATTTTAACTGATTTCCTAATTTGTAGTTATTAAAAATTTCCATCATTATGGGTCAATGGGTCTATGTTCTTGAGATTTATATTCACTTACACCAATATCCCCACGACTGTGGAGATATTCTAACTCGTGCCAATACCAATTTTGACATACAACAAGAATATGTGT